TGCTGCAGCTTTGTTTTAGCTAATAGCTTTCAACTATTAGATTAGCCCATGACTGCTGGTCCGTAAGGAACCTTTGTCTGAGGAACATCACCGATGAATCTGCGGCTGCTGTTCCAGTCATAGCTGTCTGTCATTCCCTCAATCTTAAGGAAGTGATAGTAGTTAGAGGATTCCCATGGGTTGTTCATGATGCCGTAACGTGTTCTTCCAGCAATGCTGTAGGTGAATGAGTCAGGCTGCATCACCTTCTGCAGTGTTAGAGGAATGTATGGGCAGTAGATTATGCCAGAGTCACCAATCTGCTTGCCCTTGTAGCCGAGAAGCACGTAGTCAGAGCTTGAAGCCTGAACATATGCGTCGCGGACGAGAAGCATGGAGTCATCATTGATTAGGCCGACCTTTGTAAGTGCACCAACACCTGTATCAGGAACTGATGGAACAGTTGCGCTTGACTTGAATGTAGTGTACTTGTTCATTCCGAGCTGTGCAAGGAGACCGCAGACACGAGGTGTGGTCACTGCAAAGTTAGCAGAACCGCGCTTTGTCTTGATAGCGATACCCTCAGCAGCGAGAGTGATGTCGGTGAGGAGTGTAGCAAGACGACCCATCTGATCAAGGCCATCTGCTGAGACTGGAGTCCACTTAGAGACAGCGTCACCCTTGATTGCAGCGTAGACCATCTCGGAGACGATCTGACGGTCAATTTCAGCACCAATCTCGTATGTGAGTGTGTTGATCATCTCACGCTCAACGTCAATGCCATGCATTGCCTGCATATCTTCAGCGAGCTCAGGAGACCAGTGAGCAGCGAGCTTACGGATCTTAGCCTCAACGGTTGACTTCACAAGGCCGAAGGAGACAGTTGGATAGTTCTTTCCAAGTGTTGCCCATTCTGCTTTGTCAAAGCCAGCACCATCACCATACCAAGCATCATTGCCAGTATATGCTGTAAGATAGTCAGCATTCTTAGCAAGGTCCTTGTCACCCTTTGCACCGGTCCAAGTTGTGTTGACTGGATTGTATCCGATTTCTGAGGTGAGTGATGTGAGGTCACCAAACTGACCATTCTGGCCATATGTTGGACGATATGCAATGGCATAGCCAACTGGACCATTGAGTGGCTGAACTGCGACGAGCTCATTGGCGATGAGGTCAGGCATTATACGGCGAAGCATTGGCATAACGACGTTGGGGAGGTAGTAGTCACCATACCCGACATCACCATCTGCTGCACCACCAACACCACGATAGCCAGGAGTACCACGAAGGACACCATTCTGCTTGGCGCCAACGACTGATGGCTGTGTGATTCCAGGAACACCTGCTTCATTCAGCATGCTCTTGTTGATGTAGTAGTTGCGTGTGTTTTCAAGAACCTGAGCAAGGATCACCTTAGTGTTCTCATCCGTGATAGGTGTCTCACCTGACTCAAGGATCATGCCCCACTTCTTGAGCAACTTCTTCTGATGTGGATCTGTATACAACATTTTGTTGTTTCCTTTTGTTGCTTTGTTTGTGTATTTTTGGTTGCCAACCACCTAGCTGGCAAATCATTTCGAAGGATCAGTGCTGTCTGCGAGAGTCCATTCTCTCAACATCTCTGCACCAAAGCTTCATAAGCTCTTCATCTATGACTTCAGACTCAGGAAGGACTACATCACCATCTTCATCGACGTCAACAATTTCAGTTGTCTCATAGTCTTCATCTTCATCAGTCTTTTCAGCATCTTCTTCCTTCTCTTCATCTTCCTTGATGTGGAGGTTGTGATGCTTGCCTTTCAGCATGTCATTCTCTTTGACATCATCTTCATCTACTTCCTTCTCTTCACCTTCGATGATGTCCTTGACTTCTTCTTCAATTGAAGCAGCCTCTTCCTTCTCTTCAACTTTCATGTCTTCCTTGACAGACTCAAGGATGCGGTCAAACTTTGCCTCAATCTCTGCTGGTGATGCTTTTGCAAGACGCTTCTTTATCTAGCGAGCCTCAAACTCAGGAAGGTCTTTTGTCTTAGACTCAAGAAGCTCCATTGCCTTGAATGAGTCAACTTTCTTTAAGAGAGCGAGGCCTTTTTCCATTGACTCATTAAGCTTCACCTAAAGCTTAGCGATCTGAGTCTCGAAATCTTTCTGCTTCTGCGCAAATGACTCAGTCAATGCTGCTTCTTTTGCCTTGACTGCATCTTCGTC